GTCTCTTAAGCGTAGCGTCCATACCCTAGATTTCAAACCTCAAATGCAGTCCACGGCAGAACCTGAGGTCCACATCGAAGAGGAGCTTCCACATATGTGGAATCTGACCTGGAGGAACCCGATACCTGTCTCTCCTGGACTCCCTAGCTCTGACTGGTCCCCTCCTGTGCCTCGTTCTACGGCGCAAGACATATTGTGGCACAGAGATAGGACAAAGGAGTTCCTCATTCTGGTGGACTCGTCATTGGCTCGCACAGAATCGAATCTAGTTGAGCGACATATAATCGACACCACAGATGTAGCTTACGATGATTATGTACCCTCAACATCATTAGTGAAATTCCCTCTAGTATTTATGCCAAGCGAATCTGATACACAGGACGATCTGAAATACAAGCGGCTTGCACGAGCTGAGTGGAAAGTTCGCATTCTTATCATCATGCAGATGATCCAGAACGGATACAAAGAATGGGATGAGGCTGAAATCTATCCCCCTGTTCGAGACTATACACCAGAAACAGAGGGCTCAATCCTTCTAAGGCAGACTCACAGCCGTAGACTCACTATAGCCCATGAGTAGTTGTGGCTCTGAATATTCCGTCCAAGGACCAATATCAATTGTATTATCAACTGAAGATCAAGATTTACAAAAAACAGAAACTTTGCTTTTCTAACTACTACTGCTAATATGTCGACCAGCCCAGAGTTGAGAGATGAAGCTCGTTTGGAAGAGAAGAATGAGGAGATGATCCTGGCTGGGCAAGGTATCTCGTCTCAGGAAATTCACGGCATATTCAAGAAATCCCTTCCCTCCGCAGAGGTGGCAGCGGCCAGACTAGAAGAGCAGAAACTCAAGACGGGTTCCGTGACCCCAGGGGCTGCTATTGGATTATATGGAGGACCACCATCCCTAGTCACTCCTCAAGTTAGTCGTAGCTCCCCTCCTCAATCAACCAAAGGAACCAACCCTCTTGGTGAGGCCTTAGATAGCCTAAGAAAGGAGGTATTGGAGGGCAGAGGAAAATCAGGTGAAGCTGTTCAGCTACTAATCTCCCTTACATCCAAGTGTGATAATATTGCTAAGACTATGACTACGACCGCCGAGGAGACTAAGAGGGAAATATCCACTCTTAATGCCACTATCACTTCTCTCCAAACTCAGCAGAGGGCTGTCGAGACAGACATCATGAAGGTTAAAACATACGTCAAAGACCTCTTGAAGCAGACCTCCTCGGCAAAAGGGCCTACTACCACCTCCGAGAATCTCATCACCCATACAACGCTTACCGAAATGCCACAGCATCCCCCTGATCTCAGTACTCTGGTTACTGCTCAGCCCTCAGGACCGGCTGAAAGGCTAGCAGCCGAACTAGAGAGGATGGCAGATGAGGAGGTTCCCGACCCCTTCGAGATGTTTTCCTTATCCTTACAGCAGTCATCATCGGCAGGATCTGTCTCTTCAAGGAAGGCTAAGATAGGGACTGGATACAGGTCGAGAAGGGCCATCTGAGGCAATTAGCCGGTATAAACCCACTCTATGCAGAAGTCTCGATATCTCATTCTCCCAGAACCAATCATTGTATCAACAGCGCGAAACTCTAAAGTTCATTTTCAAAAAATCCCCTCTACAATAACAATATGAGCGCACCTGCCGTAGCCGTTGTGAAGCCTACCACTGGATCTGATAAGGCTGATTTCTTCTTGAAAGGCCTGACTAAAGCCTCGACTGGGCTATTGTCAGCCAAACTAGCTACTCCTACCCCTATCGATGATGAGGCTTATGAGTCATATGTAGTGACTAAAGATCCTGGTGCTCTGTTTGATGAAGAGACAGCAACGACAGCTGACCGAATCGGGGAGGGGAAGCTTGGACTATATAGACTCCTAGTAGCTATAGCGACAACCACTGGACCAGTCATGGCGGGGAAACATACCGACTTGGAAGAAGTTAATAGCTGGAAAAACTGGCTTGCCACACTGGCGTCCTGTATATTTACTAACCCTTTCTCAGTAGCCGAGGTTGGGGCTGGAGTTACTGAGGTTCCTCAAGCTATCTGTCGTAATCTGATCATGCTGGTGAGATCTGAGACAGAAAGGAAATATGAAGCGTCTGGAGGAGGGGAAGCTGGACAATGGGCTTACACATGGCCGCAGATCTGGTTGAGCTACCGGGCTATTGCAGCTCATCTTGGACTTCCTCCCGTCGGGAATCCGGGGGCTGATCAAATAGATAAACTGCCCTACACGGGGTCAGCTCTCCAGAAGGCCAGCTTCTATGCACTAGCTGTTTATCTATGTGGAAGACCCGTGGTCAATAGGACTGACTCTATTGGTCTTAGACGACCTGACAATCTTCAGAAGAAATTTAACAACGGTCAGGTATGGGTCGAGATAGGTGGTGTATTGAAGGCCTCAGAAGGAGCATGGAAGAGAATCGGTCAAGCATGGGAACTAGACCCCAGATTTCGACAGGCTCTGATTACACCTCTCATAGGGCTATCCCAAGGACAAACGGGGACTGTGGGGGCGGTTATAGCCACTTTCATGGAACTCCTCGAATGGGCCCAACTGGCCCATATTCCTATGATAGCCAGGCTTATTAGGGCCCATCCCTGGGTTTCTAATATGGCTGAATTCTCTTCAGAGATCTATCTTCTCGCCTCCGACACTGAGCGCCTCGATGCTCTGGAGCCTCACAAACGCCCGTACGAGAAGATGCTAAAGCGCGACCTGTTCAAGATCTATGATGGGAGAGCCTTACTCCGCCTGACCAAGATCGCTAATTTTGTCCTAGCGGACAGGGAGGCTGGTCACGACAAGTATGAGATCGGCGGTCCTGACCCTGTTCTACTAGCACGATTCCATACTCTTCAGGCTATCCACGAGCCCGACGTGGCTAGAGACTCTAGAGCCGCCGACGATGTAGCACGGGTTGTAATGGATGTGGTAGCCTAACTGTAAGGGCTTGACCCCCTTAAGACCACAGTCATCTTCTTTGTATAGTAGTATAAAGCACCTGTATATCAATCGAGTCTTATTTGTTAGGTGATTACTGTGAAGACAAAGTATTCAATAAAAACAGTTTACCATGGATAGAGCCTTAATCATGCCTCTCTCCTTCAAGGAGAAGATGCTCGCTGCTCGTGAAGAAACCCAGAGAGCTGTTCTGCAGTTACAGGAAGCCAGAATTCATGGAGAGGGTGCCATAGCCCTAGCTGACGATATCTCTACTCTCGGCGAGCTGGCTCAGGCTGCAGCTGAGGATGTACTGGGCGGTATCCATTACCAGGGGAAGACAGTTAGTATCCCAGCTGACTCACCGGATCACATGGATAAAAGAGACAGATTCAGAGCCCAGATATATAATCTACTTCTCGCAGCCTTCATGGCTTCTGAATCATATAAGGAGTCTGAGAAGAGCAAGGAGGACATACTTAGCGTTGCCTATAAGAAGATTAGCGATCTTAGCGACGATCTAGCTTCTCGAAAAACACCTAGAACTTACGACGAACATTTTAATGCTATATCAGAGGCTGTTGATGCAACTCCACCACCTCAGGCATCAACCTCTAGATCCCAGGTCTCTGCAGCTAGGAGGACTCCCCAAGCTCAGCAAACAGCTGATTCAGTAGCTCTAGTTAGAGCCACCTCAAAGATGAAATAGGTTAAAAATCATGACATCGTTAATCGGAGCTATGCGGTTTGAGTGACTATCTGCTGTACATTAGGGGCTGAAGAACCAGATATATAAAAAACCAAAGCTCTAATGTCTACCAGTGTTGCAGCCGCCAGTGAGAGATCGGTGCCTAGCCAACCTCTCGGGTCTACCTCTTCTCAAAGGTCTTCTTCGAAGCCTTCCCTGGTTAATGCAAAGGGAGAGGATGTTAGAGAAGCAATGAAATTACATAGGGACATGGTTATGAAAGGGAAATTCGCCTCGCAGGCTAGTACTAAGGCAGCTGAGCACGACAAAAGAATCAGGAATGAGTTTCTCCAGCGAGCAGCCTTCATTAAAGGACAAGTGGAGGGCGCGCAAAGCTTGGTTACTGTCAGTGGTCGAGCTGTCGAGATCAGGGAGACTACAGACCTGTTCATGCTTCGTGCTGCAGAACACTATGGTGCCCTAGTAGACATGCAAAGGTATGGCTTCCTACTAGGAGATATGCTCGGTCAGCCTCTGGAGCAGCATCTTGTGGCCCCTCAGCTTGCATCTGCAGATTCATTAACTGATTTGACTCTGATGACTAAGGCAGTTAAAGAAACTAGAAGGCTCCTGAAGAATGTGTTGGACATTCTAGTCATTACTAGGGGTGCACAGCGAACTGCTGCCACTAATTTAGATATCCTAGCAGAGGCACTCAACTCAACCTACGTAACGGAGGAGGACCTGAGAGCTGTCGCAGAAGAAGAAACAGCTACCGACAAGGAGGCGCTCATTAGCAAGTACCTTCCCTCCGAAGAGTAGTAATCAAGTTATAGTATCAGTAAGAACCTCTCTTCATGTATTGCTTATGACCATTGCCTGTATTTGTACTATAAAGAATAGTGAAGCGCAAGGTATTTCAAAAAAATGTCCTTATATTCGTATGCCTATACTTCTTGGACAAGGGAGTATATGAGCGGGTCTGTAGGGGACATACGAGAGCTAGACGTAGAAATCCGATATCCTGAGACTCCATGGGGTCTTATGTCAGAGCTGATATCAATCATGCTAAGTGAAGTTGAGCTACAAGTTGTATTTTGGCTGGGGCCCGAAGTTAGGTTAGTCTTAGCTCATATAGTTTCGTCCACCCATAGGAGCGGAGTCGTTGCCATGCTGTACGTGGTCTTAATCCATGAATATCAAGGTAGCAGTCCCGGTATAATAGGAGAGTACAGGTTAACACAGAGAGTTACACTCCTAACTCTAGAGGATCTGAGTCCTCCCGACTCTTGGTCAACCTAACCAGCAAAGTAGTGCAGCCGATACAGCCCTCCCAATGGAAATGGCATTCGAAAACAAAGATTTTCAAAAAACCATGGCCGGACCCACATTTCCAGCTAGACATCTTGATAATCCAGTTTTAGATGTCCCACTCAAGAGGGCAGAGACTATCTTGTCTCACAGAAGAAAGATCTTGAAACCAGGGAAAACTGTTAGACAGGCAATTACACTGGTTCCACTGGGGCTGTCCGCTTTCGAAGAGAAAAAACACAGGGACACGGCTAGAGCACTTCTATATGCGGAAACACACATGGGTGTTAACCTAGATACTGTCAAACCATTGTATCCAGATGATTACCCCGCTCTTATGCACAAGAGCTTGAGGGATCGCAACACTTTGGAGAAAATAATATTAGCCTCTGAGGCCACAGTTATGCCTATAATATCGGCTCATGTACAGGCGTTAGCTACTGAAACGAGCAGGAATCCTGAACCACTCCCGAGGTCCTTCTATACAGAGGATATAATAGATGAGGCATCTACAGAAGAGGTGTACCGTCAACATGTGGAGACCTTTACCACTAAGAGAGCACAAGGATATGATGGACCCATCCTCTCTAAGTTCGCAACATCATCCGCTATCGTCACAGAGGAGATATGTGTGATCAAGTTCCACTCATCTCAAGATGAGACATATGTTCTGACCTATGAGCAGCTCCTGCTCCTACAGGACACAGCTATGATGAGAAAGAACGCCCTTCTCGCATGTTCAGTTATCTACCCGAACGATAAGATGTTACCTAAATTGGCACAGAGGTCCTTCGCATGGCAAGAGAGAGGGCTTCTTCTATATGGGAACCTAGGCTATGAGCTTGTAAAGACGACAGAGCCTCTGTCAAAAGGTTATATGTCAAGAGCAGCGGAGGATCCAATGGCTGGGGAGGGTGACTCATTCGAGTTTCTGATGGATAAGGTCAGACTAAAAGAGAGTGCCATTCGCGAGAGTCTGGGTTTACCTGCTTTCCCTCCGATAGTAACAGACGAAGATGAAGATGGAGTCCCTATCGATCCATTCAAACCTCGAACTCTTAGCCCATATCTAGCCGACAAGTATCACGCAGAGATAATGTTCCCCACTGACGAGCTCTATCAAGTAGTGGAGCTCTTTGGTTTACAGAAGTTCACAGGTCATCCGCTAGTAAATCCCTATCTAGGGGGAAAGACTGCTGCCGATCATGCTAGGTCTCCAGATACGACTCTCCCGAGCGATGCTAAGCTACACACAGCTATGTTGTGTCACATGTTCACTAAAGCATTCACTCTAAGGCATCATCGATGGCCCATTCTTAAGTTCAGTCAAGAGGGGACGCGTCTCCAAGCTCTATATGAAACTCAGACTCTAGACTTCAGTCTTCAGTCGTATGACAGAAGTGACTGGGAGTTCGCCCGCTTTGGTAAAGAGTTCGAGCTTGATTGGTATGAGAAATATCTAGAGCTCTTCGATGATAAATCTATATCTCTATACTTGGAGGAAAAGCACTATCAATGGGACGGAGGCATACCTACTTCGCAGAGGCGACTTCTTATTGAATTACTCATGAGGAAGAAATTCTCGTTACGTGATGTTATAGAGGCCATTGAAGATGACAACATTCCTATTCGTTGGTTTATCTGCTCCCTGTATCCCAAAGAGAGAGAATTCAAGTTGGCTGCTCGTATGTTTGCCATGTTCTGTCTCGAGGTCCGTGCTGCCTTCGCTGCACATGAGGCTAATATAGCGGAGCACATCTTGCCATACTTTCCGCAGATAACTATGACGGAGGATAAGATGTCGATACACAAACGCTTCATGGAGATGACAAAGCCCTATGCTGGTGAGGATACCATCAAGTTGCTCTTGGAACTCGATTTATCAGCCTGGAACCTAAGATGGCGAAAAGCTGTGGTCAACGGGTGGGGAGCCGCTCTAAATGATTTATTCGGTCTAAAAAGACTGTTCACCTTCGGGCATGACTTCTTTCCGAAGTGTTGCTTCATGGTACGAGTCAATGGGTGCAGACCTGATGGGGTAGAGTTACTGTACCCGCCAGAGAGCGATCTCTGCTGGGGGGGTTACCCAGGTGGAGGGATTCCGCATCTAGGGGGATTGGAGGGTATTTTACAGAAGCTCTGGTCCATCTGTACGGTGGGTGTCTCAGCCCAGGCGCTAGAGGGTCTCTCTGTTCAATATACAATAACCGACCAGGGCGACAACATAATAGTCACCATTACAGAGAGTAGAGCTCATGAAACTCCTCTGCGTGACCAGCTCCATGCCACTGCCAACTTAATTCTTCAACGACACAAGGACTTCTTCGCTAGAGTTCACCAGGACCTAAAACCATACGAGTGTTTAAAGTCCTCGCGGGTCATAACATATAGCAAGATAGTGTACATCAACGGCATGGATTACCCGACAATGCTCAAGGCTCTCTCTCGTATTTACCCATCCTCCGCATCTGACTTTCCCTCTTACGAAGCGTACATAGCCTCATGCTTTTCAGGGACGTATACTGCTGCAGAACAGTGCAAGCGACCCGAGAGGTGTTATTGGCTGGGTCTTCTTCATTCATCTTACTTTATCAGTCGAACAGGACAGTTCGGAGGAGCATACGAGACCCTCCTAAGCAACGCCCATGAAGCTCGGAGCCCTCGATCTGTTCGAATACAGTTAATATGGCCCTCTGAGATAGGAGGAATGGCCATCATTGGGCCCTATGCCTATCTCTACAAAGGAGGAGGAGACCCTCTGTCCAAGTCCCTAGCGAGTTTGAAGATGCTCCAAGCTTTCTTGCCAGAGGCTAGAGAAGTGATCGGCGTGATGAGGGACCCAAAACTCTACACACGACACCCGAAGGTCACAAGCCTGCTACAGGATCCTTACGGTTTGCCTATCACTAAACCGACATCTCCAGAAGACTCTGTGGCTCAAGAAACCCTTAGTGTTGTGCGTTCCCTCTGTCAGAATGAAGACATAAATGCTGTTCTCAACTTTGCTAATGAGTCATATGAGGAGGAAGTCACTAAGATAATATCCACTCTCCATCCTTTTAATCCTGTAATAGCCCGTGATCTCCTAGACAGCAGCGCAATGGGATCAGTTCGATCGATCAAGAAGATGTTCCTGAAGACTCATACCGTCCAGCAGCTGAGTAGGAAATCGGCAGATACCGATATCATAAGCGAGATGTTGCAAGCTGGTAGAGAGCGAATTAGCTGGATGATCAGATTAAGTCTACATGCGAAAGGCCAATTCGGAATGATAGGTAGCCTTTTCAAGGAAGTGCTAGCTCTTCGTAGTAAGTGGGATATCTCTGGAGTAAAGCCTATCGGCATCACATCTTATCTACCGATTGACTTCAAGTTAGTCCCCAGCATCAGACCGTCAGTCCCTGGAGTACGAGGGGAGCTGAGGGCTACGGGCGCGGACATATTCTATACTAAAGGTCAGTCTCCAGCGTTCTATGGTTCACGAACCAAGTCCAAGATATCACCCCATGGCTTCAAGATAGTCGGGCGAGGCTATGCAACCTCTGCTCTTCGATCTATTCAGACTATCATGTCATGGTCAGATCATTCTGAGGGAATGCTAAAGCTTCTAGATTATCTGTCTGAAACTAGGTGCGGAATTCCAATTAGTCCCTACAGACCTCTGGTTGATGAACAAGCGGGGGGTGAGTGGGGTCATAGATATGAATCTAGGATCGGGGAAAGGGACGCTTATGTCCTGGGTCAAGCCGGATCAGCCAGTTCAATATTAGTGGACACAAACTATATGGGCTATCTGAGTGGTACTACAACAGATTACCCGATAATGTATCAAGAGTTCATACTCTACATGATAGCTATGATCTCCTATGTCTGGGACCATTCACGTGATGACACCTATCTCGCTTATACCCTTATTATGGGAGATGAACAGCTTGAGCCAATGAATGTCCAACCATTTGGTCTTCCGGCACATGAAGACCTTCCACCTGTACCTCAAGGTATCCTCCTTATTCAAGATGAGACAATCATGATTCAGCGAATTGGGGGCCCTCTATGGAGCTCAAATATACCTGTCCACCGGGCTGTGGATACAGACAATCGATTTGCAGCTGTCATATGCGAGATGCACAGAGCGTTAGGGACCGCTAGGTTTGTAGAAGGACTTCTAGATCACACAGTTCAACAAGTCTCGTTGAAGATAGGTCTACCGGAGCTTGTGGGTATGGGCATAGAGCTCTTTCTCAAGTCAGCTGCATGTGTAGCTATTGATTTCATTTCTGGGATCTATTTTAGCGGAACACATAGTGATAGATTCGGTCGATCAAGCAACTATGTGGTTCAGAGGGTAGGATCACTTCTTATTGGAGCTATCGCTAAGTATCTGCTACATCCACATCTAGCTGATGACCCGGTTATAGCTGGACTCTGCATAGGTCCTACACTGAAGTACGACAGAAGATACTCCCCCACAAGAGCTCTGATCGCTGAACTCGGTCGATATGTTAGGCTCTTGTTCTTTGGGTCTAGATCCATTTACTACACTATGCCCATCACTATCTTCGCATCTGAGGGAGATGGAGCCACGCTGAGTGCCATAATTAGACTCCTGAGACGTCGGGCTTTGCAAGCCATGGTCAGCTCCACCATCACAAAAGATGATGCTAGCTTCATCGTTGGATCAACAATCAGGAGAATGGTCCGAGGAGGTTACAGTGTGGAGGCTGATAAGATCACTAGTTTCAAGGCATTGCTACTGACCTACGATCATCACAGACGCGGAAGGCATCTAGTGAGCGGAGCTGCATCATCCGTCGCTGTTAAGGTGGCTCTATCTGCTGAGAGCTCACGTATTTATGGGTCCAGTTTATCGGCTGAGGAGGTGATCCGCACCTACCGAGGGGAACTGAGTAAGAGGGCCAAGGCCAACAGAATGAGAGTAGAGGAGCCCTGCTCTATGGAAATAGCTTCAGTGTCAATAACTGGTGCTGCAGTGCCTCCTTTAGGTCAGACATGGACTGATACAATGATAACTAGACTATCAGAGACTCGGGGAAGAGCATTTTCCTATGGCTCAGGAGCGTTTAGAACCTGGCTCGTACTCTCATCTATCTTTAAGGACAAGACCGTATTAGTGGTAGGATCAGGACTCGGGGGTGCAGCGGCCGCGGCTCTATTGGGTGGATCGGATCGTGTTATAGGTCATGATCTTCGTGCCGATTTCCCAAGTGATGTAAGCATGAGTTCCTATCTCCCTCCACTGGTCCGCTTGTATACAGATAAGAAGAAGTTTGAGCAGTCAGAACTAACTCTGGCAACTAGTGGAGATTGGTTCAACCCGTCGGTGTCGTACACACTATGCAACTATATATCTGATCAGTATACTCTCGTTCTAGATATCAGCACAGATCTTGGCTTTACAGAGGAAGTTCTCAAACCTCTCGTATCACACTCATTTTCTGGGGAGGTCCTAGTACGCATCGTTGCGGACCCTGCTGTTCACATCAATGTGGTGGGAACAATAATTCAGATTGGTGTTCTGCTGAGATGCTGGGAATGGAAAAGAACCTCAGATAGATTAGAACGTGTCTACCATGTCAAGGTAACTAAGAAAGCATGGCCCCTGCTTCGTACAGGTGGGATCATCTTAGACCCCATAATACTTAGACAGCCTAAAGAAATATTCACCGCTGTCCCCCTAGCTGCGTACCTAGCAGCCCCGCTAGGAGGTCTAACTGGAAACACAATTCGGACCTCTTTCTTGTCGTGTATTGATACTTTTTCACTAATGCTCTCCATGCATCACTCAAAGCCAACCTTCAACGAGTGGACAGAGGTTCTACATAGTATTATAATCATAGAATGGCTTTGTCTGCTACATGATGAGGAAGTCATTCCCGTCATTCGAGAATCTACATCCATCGGTCTTTTCCGCTCTATGCTCCACCCATCCGTGCTTGTCCAATCGACTCCAAATTTATTGCGTCTGGCTGCCAACACTGGGTTTAGACTAATGGGTCACCTTGACTCGCCTGTCACAGCCTCTGCTTGGTTATCCAGAGCTCGCCGCCGTCCCCTCTAGATTCATGCATTTTATACATCTTTCTATAACCCACAAAAGATGAATAGCTATTTAACAAAAACAAGTCTCCATCTCGGATTTAAACCCACAGCAACTCCCATTACACTATCTCCCCTATGGAACAGCCTCCTGGAGGCTTAAAACAATGGGAGGGCTATAGGTGATCCATAAAACAGACAGCCTATAGAACCTCCCAGCTCGGTACTCGTATGAGTATTGAACAAGGGGGTCGTGTGATGATGCTACGCTTAAGAGGCCT